CAACGGCGATGGCTCGGAGGGTGGCGCCGTCGGCGCGCATGTGTCGGATGGCACGGTCACGGCGTTCGGTCCATTCCCGGGCTTTGCGGGCGGCCCGCCCGACGTTGGTAGCGGATTCGTTCATATCCACAGTGTAAACGATGTTTGCAAAATAGGAGCTGGCGAAATGGGCACAAAGCTGTCTCTCCCCGACGAAGGGTGGGTGCTGCTGCGCGACCCGGCGAAGGTGCCGGAGCGGCTGCGGCGCCCGGTGACGAACATGGCGGCCGGGTTGCGACCGGCGGTGGTGGCGGCCACCGGCGAGGAGGGCGACCCGTCGCTGACAGCCGAACTGTTGGGCGAGTTCCAGGCGCTGAATGATCTGGTCATCGTGGCGCTGGTGGAGGAATGGTCGTTTGGCGGGGCGCCGGTCACGGTCGACGCGGTGGGGGACCTGCCCGGCGATGCCTACGACGTGTTGCGCCGCGAGTGTGCCAAACGGGTCAACGACCTGCTGCCCGATTTCTCCCCGGACCCCGGCCCGGCGTCCCCTACCGGTCCCTGAGACAGGTGGAGGCGGCGCTCAGGGGGCGGCCGGCGGGGGGCCTCCCCCCTGAGCATCGGACTTACCGGCTGGCGAAGACGTTCGGGTGGCCCCCCACGGTGCAGGACGACCAGCCGGCGGTGGTGCTGGACTGGTTGTTGGCGATCGACGATGCCTACCGGCGGGCCGAATCGGAGGACCGTGGCTGACGACTGGGTGAAGATCGTGGTGGGGCCGACCAAAGCGGCGCTGGCCGACATTGACCGGCGGGCCGACCGGGCCACGATGTACGCCCTGCGGGCGGTGGGCCGCAAAGTGAAACAGGAAGCGCGGCGCCGCGCCCCGGTCTACAAGGGGAACCGGTCCACGATGTCTCTCAAGGACGTGAAAGCGGCCCGCAAAGCTGGCCGGATCGCGTCGCATGCCAGGGAAGGCCGCAACGTCAGCGCCGCGAACCTGGCCGAGGGGAACGCTGTCGTTCCCGGCCTGTTGAAGGATTCGATTTCGTCGTCGAAGCGGTTTAGGCGGGAAGGCGACGCCTATCGCCTCGGGATCGCCCCGAGGGGTCCCAGGGTGCATCTGTACTCGCAGAAAATCGAGGGCCGGTCGCCATACATGAAACCTGGGTGGGATGCGGCCCTCGCCGCGATGGAACAGATCTTTGTGGCCGCATGGACGAAAGCGACCCGGCCGCGATGAACGGGGGGCAGTAGCCCATGGGCCTTCTTCCTCCGATACTCGTAGAGCTCAAGGCGAGTGCAGGCGAGCTGAAATCGACGCTCGGTGAGGCCCACACCGAGCTGGACAAGCTGGCCACGAAAGGGGCGACGACCGGCGAGAAATTCAAGGCCGGGCTGAAGGCGGGGTTCGTCGGGGCGGGGGCTGCTTTCTCGGCGTTGGGTGGGGTCCTCACGACGGAGGGGATCAAGGGCACCGAGGCGACCGTCAAGCTCGACACGGCGATCAAGAACGCCGGCGGGTCGATGGAGGACTTCGAACCGAAGATCCATCATGTGGCCGGGGCCATGGCCGACTTCGGTCACAGCCAGGCCGACACGGAGACGGCGCTGGCCCGCCTGACCGACGCCACCGGCGACCCCGCCAAAGCGTTGGAGCAGATGGGGCTGGTGGCGGACATCGCGGCCCGGAAGCACATTTCGTTGGCCGACGCGGCCGACCTGGTCGGGAAGGTCGACGTGGGGAAGGGCGCCAAGGCGCTGACCCAGTTCGGGGTGGTGGCGGAGAAGAGCGAAGACCAGGTCAAGTTGCTCTCGGCGGCGACGAAGGCCCACGAGTCGGCGGTGGAGGGGCAGAGCAAGGCGCAGGAAAAGCTGTCCGATCTGATGGAACGTCTGAAGGGGAAAACCCATCTGACGGTGGCCGAGACGCAGGCGCTGCGTCACGCCCACGAAGACGTCGATGCCGCCACGAAGAAGGTGACCGACACGACGACGGCCCTGGCGGCGGCGCAGACCGCGGCGAACACGTCGACCGACGACGTGGCCAAGAACCTGGAGAATCTCCACAAGAAGGTGATGGGGGGGGCCGCCGCCCAGGCCGACACGTTGGGCGGGAAGATCAATTCGCTGAAGGCGCATATGGAGAACCTGGCCGAAGCGGCCGGGAAGAAGGTGGGGCCGGCCCTGGCTGTGGCCGGGCCGATCATGGCCGGGCTCGGCCCGATCCTCACTTCGAACCTGATCCCGAACCTCGCCAAGAGTGTCGTGTCGGAGGAGGGCTGGGCGGCGTCGACGGTCGGGTCGGCGGTGACTGCCGCCGCCGGGTGGGTCGCCAGCATGGCGGCGATGGTGGCCTCGTCGATCGCGTCGGCGGCGGCGATGATCGCCCCGTTCCTCCCCCTCATCCTCACCGTCGCCGCCATCGGGATCGCCGCCTGGGAGCTGTACCAGCATTGGGACGAGGTGTGGGGGTTCATCAAAGGTGTCGTCGTCGGGGTGTTCAACTGGCTGAAGGACAACTGGCCCCTCGTTCTGGCCATCCTCACCGGCCCGATCGGCCTCGCCGTGCTGGCCATTGTCGACCACTGGGACAAGATCAAGAACGGGTTCACCGCCGTGAAAGACTGGATCGCCGACCGGGTCGGCGACATCGTCGGGTTCTTCACCGGCCTCCCCGGCCGGCTGGTATCGGCGACCGGGGACCTGTTCCGGTTCGTGCGGGACGCGATCGTCGCCGCCAAGGACTGGGTGTGGGACCGCCTCGTCGACATTGTCGGGTTCTACACCGGGCTCCCGGGCCGGCTCCTCTCCGCCGCCGGGGACCTGTTCGGGTTCGTGCGGGACAAGATCGTGGCGGCCCGCGACTGGGTCCACGACCGGGCCTGGGACATCATCCATTTCTTCGAGACCGTCCCCGGCCTCCTCGCTTCGGCCGGCGCCCACATGTGGGACTGGATCGGCGGCACGTTCAAATCGGTGATCAACACGGTCATCGGCTGGTGGAACGACCTGAGTTTCACCACCCCCCATTTCTCGATCGGGCCGATCGACACGCCGAGTCTCACCATCCACACGCCGCGGATCCCGCCACTCGAGGCGGGCGGGCTCGTCACCAGCGGCGGCCTCGCCTGGCTCCACGCCGCCGAAGTCGTCAGTCCCGCCCCCACCGGCAGCGGGAACGGCACCGCGGCGGGCACCACCAACATCACCTACCAGATCGACGTGTCCGTCCCTGTCGGCACCGACCTGGCCACCGCCGGCGCCGCCTTCGTGTCGGCCATCAAGGACTACGAAACCAAAAATGGCCACGGGTGGCGGGCCTAGGTGACCGTCCCGACGGTCACCGTCGAGTTCGCCTTCTCGATCGGGGCCGGCACCACCGGATACCTGTACCTGGACGACACCGCCCGAGGCAAGCTCGACACCGGCACGCTCGCCCCCGACAACCTATGGGTCGACCTCGCCCACCCCGCCCTGGCGATGGACATCATGCGGGGCTCGCAACGTTTCGACGGGGTCACCGTCCGCTACGAAGCGTCGCGGGCCGCCTACGTGCTGGACAACACCGACCGCAGCCTCGACCCGACCAACCTGGCCGGCCCCTACGTGTCGGCCAATGTGACGCAGGTCACCCCGATGCGGGGGGTGCGGACCCGGGCGACGTGGGCCGGGGTGACCTACGCCCTGTTCCGCGGGTTCGTCGATTCGTGGACGGTCAACTGGGCCGACCCCTGGTCCGATACCACCGCCCACTGTTCCGACGGCATCAAAGTCCTCGCCAACTACAACGGGGTCGCGGTCGCCGCGGTGGGGGCCGGCGACGACACCGGCGCCCGCATCGGCCGCCTCTTGGACAATGCCGGGTGGGCCGCCACCGACCGGGTACTCGACACCGGCAACACCACCGTGCAGGCCACCACCCTGGCCGCCAACACCTGGACCGAGGTCCTTCTGACGGCGGACACCGAAGCCGGCGAGGTGTATGTGGACGGGTCGGGGCGGGTGGTGTTCCGCCGCCGTCAGGCCGCCCAGACCGACACCCGGTCGAACACGTCGCAGGCCACCTTCGGGGACGGCGCCGGCGAGTTGCCCTACGAGTCGGTGAAGGTCGCCTATGACGACACCCAGGTCCGCAACATCATTCGGATCACCCGGGTCGGCGGCACCCAGCAGGTCACGTCGGATACCACGTCGACCGCCCAATATTTGAACCACTCGTGGGAACGCAACGACCTCATCATGCAGACCGACACCGACGCGGCCAACTACGCCGGCTACGTCCTCTACCAGAACAAGGACGCCGAGCTGCGTTTCACCGAACTGGTCGTCAACCCCCACGCCGACGAAACAAACCTGTTCCCGCAGGTGCTGGGCCGCGAGTTGGGCGACCGGATCACCGTCAAACGGCGCCCCCCCGGCGGCGGGACGGTCATCTCCCAGGACTGTTTCATCCGCGGGGTCCACCACACCCTGAAGAACAAGCAATGGTCGACAACGTGGACGTTGCAGTCCGCCACGAAATCGGCGTTCTTCACGTTGGACAACACCGTCCTCGGTGTTCTCGACACCGACGCACTCGGCTATTAAGGAGACCACCCGACCATGTCGACGTCGCGCACCTATACCGTCGGAGCGGTCCTCACCGCCGCCCAACAGAACGATCTCGCGCAGGGGACCCTCGGCTACGCCCAGGTCACCGCCAACCAGGGCTCGATCACGACGGTCGTCGACCTGACCAGCCTGACCGTGACCGCGACACTCGTTGCGGGCCGGAGAATCCGGATTACCGGCCAGTGTCTGTTCCAGTCCACCGTGGCGGATGACACCGTGGAGTTGCGGATCATGGAAGGCGGCACGCAACTCACGCAGATCGACGTGATCGCGCGTGTGGCCAGCATCACGGCCACCGCCCACGGGTCCGTCATCCTGACCCCCACCGCCGCATCCCACACCTACAAACTCTCGGCGTTGCGGGCAAGCGGGACCGGCACTGTCACGATGACCGCCGGCGCCACATTCCCGGCCTACATCCTCGTCGAGGACATCGGCGTGTAGCCCGATGAGCAGAGAAACTGAGTCCCTCATCGCTTTCGTCAAGGCGAAGGTGCCAGGCGCGGTGGTGACCGCCACCCTCGGCCACTACCTCACGTCGGCCAACCCCTGCTCCCCCCACTCACCGGGCTCGCTGCATTGTGCCGACGCCACCGACGGCAAAGGCCTGGCGGTCGACTGGGGGGGCGATGAGGCCCACCAGGCAGCCGTGTTCCGGGCACTCGAGCCGGTCGCCGACCAGCTCGCCGAGCTCATCCACAACGGGTCGGGGATCACCCGGGCGGTCAAGAACGGCCAGTGGGTCAACCCCCTCGTCGTCTATGGCACCACCGTGTGGGCCGCCCATTCGAACCATGTTCATTCGGCCGTCAACAAAGGCACGTTCCTGACAGTGCCCGCCCCGCCCCCGACCGTGAAGGTGGCCCCCATGTTCTCCCCGCCGCTCGTTCTGGAACCGCTCGTGGCTGAGCTGTCCTGCCCCACCGGCGGCGTCTGGCTCCTGGCCGCCTCCGGGGCGGTGTACGCCTTCGGGGGCGCCCCATTCCTTGGCGCCCCAGCCGGGAAGCCCTATTTCACCGGGCGCCGCGCCGCCCAGCTCCGCCTCGTCGAGAGCAAGTACATGGTGGTGGCCGAGAGCGGGGAGACCTACGGGCCGGGCTACTAAGGGAGCGAGCATGACCGCTGAACATTCCTGGCCTCTGGTCAGGGACATCGCGGCGTTCGTGATCGGCGGGATCGGCGTGCTGTCGCAGATGCCGTTCCTGAAACATGGGCGGCCGATCGACCCGGCCGCCATCGCCCTCTTCGGGCCGATGACCGGCCTGCCGTTCTTCCTCAACCGGGGAAAGAAGGAGGCGTGAACGAACGGGCACGGGACCGCCTGGCCCGGGCCTCCATGGTCGTGATGATGGTGCTGCTGTTCTACTTCATCGGCTATGGCGTCCACGCCCAGCAGAAAGCCGACGCCGCCGGGCGCAAGCGGGACGCCGCCATCGCCGCCCTGGCCGGGACACAGAAAGGCATCGTCGCCAAGCTCACCGAGGTGTTCACCCAGGTACTCCAGCTCCAGGCCACCGGGAAGGCCCCACCCGAGGCTGACATCGCCAGGATCACCGAGAGCCTCAAAGGCTACGTCGACCCGGCCTTGATTCAGAGGGCAGTGGAAGCTGCCAGGGAGGCCGTCAAGAACCAGACGGGGCCGGCCGGGCCTACGGGGCCGCAGGGTAAGACCGGCGCAACCGGAGCCCAAGGACAGACCGGTGCTCCGGCGGCCACTACCACGTCCACCGCTCGGGCCGTGACTACATCGAGTACCACGGGCACTTCTACTACGACGACAAGACCGTGCCTCGTCAGTGTGGCCCGTCTCAAACTCGGATGTTGAACCAGGACGCGAGGGGCGCCGCAGTTGATGCAACGGAGGAATCTTGAAGACGCTCGCCAGATTGTGGAAAGCCGAATCGCCCCGGGTCCTGTCCATCATCCTGGCCCTCGCCGCGGCCGGGCTCATCCCCGGCACCTGGGGGAAGGCCATCGGGGTCGTCCTGCCGCTGCTCGGTGGGCAGGCCGTCCGTTCCACCGTGTGGGCACCGGCCACCGCCCAGGCCGCCGTCGCCGACGCTGCCACCGCCGTAGCGTCGCAGCTCGCCCCCGACACCGTCGGCCCCGCCGGCACCGTCCTCCCCGCCACCCAGGCCGTCGTGGACGGGGTGGTGGCCGGCGTCCTCGGCGACGGCACCTAGACGCGGGAGAGCCCCCCGAAGGGGGCTTCCCGGCGTCGGCTCCAGTTGTCTCCCCGAGGAGACAGGCTCTACAGGGAAACCCCTAGAGCCCCGGGCCATCACACCCGGTCGTCGACGGCTTTCGACGCGTCCTGGTGGTCTAGCAGACCAGGCCTTTATCGCAACTCTTCGAGGGTGACCGTCCAATTCGCATTGGCTGAGAGCACTTCGATGTGGTAATTGCCGGCGTCGTTGTAGAGGCTGGTCGAATCGGAACC